ATCATTAATAGTTTGCCTATGCGTGGGAATGGCGTATTTAGGGAGTTGGTTTTCAGAAGCCAGACCTGTACTCATGCCCAACACATTCCGCTTAATATGACCATACCACTTACTGCTATTAGCAAAAGAACCATCGGTTAAGCGTAAAACTTGATTATGAATCAGAAAATCATAAACAGGCGTACCTGAAAATCCTGCCGATACAGAACTCCAACTCCCGCCAGTCCCAGTAGCAGCATCCTGCCGTTTCACCGTTGCAGCATTGCCAGCTACCCACCAGACCGTTGACGTATCCGCATCGGAAGCGTCCTTTTCTGTGCGGTATGATACCAGTTCTAAAGCATTTCCAGAACCTCCTTCAGATGCACTCTTAGTAGTTTCCGTTTTAGGTTTCTCTATGCGACCTGGCTTTTTATTGACTGACTCAGTAAAAATCTGGTACTGATTCTCCTGTAAATCAAATTCAGACTGGTTTGTGACTAAACCGCCTGAGAAATCCCTAATCCGTAATCTTGGCATTAGAAATCCTTATAAGATACTGTGATTGAACTCTCTCCTGCCCGTGACTGACGATCTAAAATAATCTTATCTTTCCACTCATTCCATTCATTTTTAAAATAAGGAATCAAGTTAATATCTCGCAGCCTTTCTACTACCTTCCATGAACCATAATAAATCAAAGCCTCATGGAATCTTGTATCAATCATAGGAATATGACCATCGGCTGATAGTGCAGTAGGTAGATGATAGTAATAAATCTTGATGACTTTTGTGGCTGATGGTGTGGGAAAGATTCCAATAAAATTGTGTCTTATATAATAACCATAAGATGTGGTCAAATTCATGTCTCCAATGTCACTACCGATATTTTCTATCTGACTGACACCAATGCGATCCATCCTATTACCATCATAGTCAACCCGATAAATACGAATCATATTTCTCAGATCAGATGAACCTGTAGTAGCCCCATTTTCAACCTTTGACCATGTATCAATATCGGTAGTATCATCAAGCATCTGATACTCGGCAGTACCATCCACTGCATTTCTGGTAGCATAACCAGCAAATAGATTGGCTTCATCTGCCAACATATTGTGACCCTTATTAATAAGGTCAGTTAGTATTGCATCGCTAATAGTGGTGGTACTGGAGACACCAGTAATATTCCTGATTTCTGTCCGAATGTCCGATAAATCCATGAATTATCCTTTAAAAAGGGGCGGGAATGAACCCGCCCCAGTTAACTAACTAATCAGATTACAGATCAGTTCTGCGACTGATATACTGAATACATCCATAGTCCTTGCTATTAAAAGCAGTACGAGATACACCGTATATCTTACCAGCAGCTACACCGAGTTTATTACCATAATCAAATGATTTTTCAACCCAGCTCATGCCACCAATCTTCCCCATACAAGCTGCACCTGCCCCCATGAACAAGTTTCTTGCACCTGCCTGAGAATTATAAGTGCCAGTAGTGATGCCTTCATGCTCATGGATCACAACCCCATCATAAATCCCTAAAGACCCTTTAAAGATTGGGTTTTCGTCACCGCGCACATTTGCTTCGCGCTGTGCCTGTGTCCAGTCGTCTAACTTGAAAAGATCATAAGCCACTTCAGGATGAATCAATAAGATATAATAATCCTTACCATCCACCTTAATGGGACTCATTTTCCAAGTAGCTGATCCACCAAGCTGTGCAATACGCTTCAATCTACTAATATCTTCCAACTGAATCTGACCAGCAGAAGCTAAACTTCCAGATTGGTCAGTAGCAGCGTAAGAAGATGCAGCAGATGTAACAGCCAGTACATTACCAAACGTACCTGAAGATGCTGTCATAGCAGAGAAAATTTGAGAATCTACATCCTCTGCATAGACCCGCTTCAACTGCGCCAGAGCTTCTTTACGAAAACCATAAAGAACCTTACTGTCATCGAAACGCCCAGCATTGGTTACACCAAATCTGCGTTGACTGGTTGTAACAGTCTGAGCATAGCTCGATAAGCCATCCTCATTACCTTCCAGTGAAGAATCACCAGTTACCGCAGTTCCTGTTAGTCCTACAAGACCAAAGGTAACATCTGCACCTTTGCCTTCTTCCATCTCTTTTTCAACGATCATTGAGTTAAAAGAATCACCCATAAACTTAGAGAAATAAATCTCCTTGCCTACTTCATGCGCAAGTTGTTTCGCCCATCGTGATACATTTAATCCTGATGCCCATTCATGTGCCATAGTTCATACCTCCTTACAGGTCTTTACTTGCAACGTAACGACACCATATCATTACCTTTGCTGTATCTGCTGCATTAACAAATGTGACATCAATAGTATCCGCAGCGGAAAAATACTCTCCACCTGCTTTAGCGCCAGCGCCATCTTCAAGACTATTGTACACAGCATTTGCAACGTTTCCATCTACTCCATCAAGAAATCCATCTGGATCTGATGCCCCTACGTCTATGGTCATCGTTGCACCCTCAGCAGTCATTACTAAAAGTCCCACTTCGGTAACTAATGTACCAGCGGGGATGCTTAACGCTTCCCATTGATCGCCTGCACTAATACCTACTGATGCGGTATCTAAAATAGCTGACATAAATCCATGAGGCACACCAAGTTGACTCACAGATGATAGAAAGCTATCTGAATAAGTTTGGTCAACAGCCATCTTATCCTCCTTCTATTAATTATTAATTAACCAGCAGAAGTCTGTTTCAAAGCCTTTTCACGGACATCTGGGGGTAATCTATCCCAGTCATCCTGAGAAATAGCATCAAAATCAATAGCGGTTTTATTCCCACCAGTGGCATTTGAAAGTGTAGTTGGCACTTCATCAGCCTGGGTGAGTTTGTCCGTTACCTCTTTAACACCTTCCCTCTTGGCTTTTGACTTCTCCTGTTCAAGTGTCATAAGCGTGTACGCATCTTCAATTAGTGCGACCCCACGCTCATCTCCGTATTTGGCAATAGCAGTCAAATCTTCATTGGACATATCAGGATGATTTTTAATAAAACTGTCAATCATACCCTGTTGAGCATCCTTCATCTTTCTCTCAGTGATCTCTCTTTCTTGGACTTTTCGCTCACTTGCGAATTTCTCTTCTATTTGTTTAGAGATGTGTGGTAAGATGGTTTTCAGATCATAAGGGTCATATTCTGGCAGTTCTGGTTCGACTTCTTTCGGAGTAGTATTCAGCCTGACTTCATCAATAGACTTACGCAGTTCACCAAGTTCGTTGGTCTGCCGTCCATTAAGTTCCTGTAGATTCTTGTAAGACTTATCTGTGTTAGACGCATATTCTACCAGTTCGTCAATAGAGTTAAACTCTTGTTCACCAACTTTATAGCTTTGTGTGTCTCCAACAGGTGTCTCTTCTGCTTGTTGCTCACTTACATCAGACTCAGGGGTAACTGTTATAGCAGTGCCGTCCAGTTCCTTAGCTTCATCAATGTAACTTGTTTGTTCTTCCATTGTACCTTATCCTTTATTTAGGGGGTTAGCTATTCAACTCACGATTTGCCCGCTTGCCCATTATTTCGTAAGGGCTGCATTTGCTGCGCTTGCATTTGTGCGGATCGTTCCTCTTCAAATTTTTCAAGTATCTCTCTTCCAGCATCCATGTCGGATAGCTCTACATAAAGCGGGAAAAGACTTGCAAATCCATTCCTGACAAGTTCACCCACCTGCTGCGCCTTAGCAGCTTTCATTGTTGGTGAGTTTTCGCCCTTATCAAGAACAATATCAAATTCAAATTTTTCAAAGTTGGTTAAGAAACGCTGTATCGTTTCATTAATAACCATTGCTTCTTCTGGTGACTCAGCCTTTTCCGTCTCAGCACCAATAATTCTTTTAATCTTATCTGGCGTATAAAACTGCTGCATATTCTGGATCGCCTGTGTCAGTACCGCAGATTTTGTCATATCAAGGTTTTCCATCTGTTCCTGTAAGGTCATCATACCCTGTCTGATCCTTGTCTGAGCTGCAATACCACTCTCTTTAGTAGATGTAGCAACACCCATCATAGGATCAGTAGCACCACTAATCTCCTTCGCATCCATTTCTGCCTTAGTTTCCATTGCAGCAATACTGCTCACTAAAGATAAGTGTGAATTACTCCACTGCTGCATAAAATCAGATATTCTACCCTTAAATCCAGGGATGTTAACCCATCGTCCTGTGGTAGATGCTTCATTCATTTCTTCCTGAGAAACTTTGTTCCCAGCAAAAACTCCACCACCACGCGGAGAACGATTAATAATATCAAGCATCTGACTTCTGCGCTTATCCTTTTCTCTCTGCGGGTCTTTCATGTTTTCCACTAAGCCAAATGTTTCCACTGTGTCACCCATATCTTCAAAATGATAGAAATAAGGAACTAAGGGGAATTGATTGTGCATATAAGGATTTGGCTTCTTCTCCTGCAAAATGTGCATACCTGCGGTAATAGTAAGACAGGTCTTTGGTGCTACCCTGCTGATAACACCGAAGTCAGTCGGGGGTTGACCTTCAATACCAGCTTCGATTGCTTTTAATTCCACAATCTGCCTTCCAGCAGCACTCTTAGACTTAAACCCGTTAGGCGATAAACGACCAGTAGCCTTATTAATAATATAATGCTCACGCTCATAATAGCGATGCCACATTTCCACAACGCGAACCTTCCTGTGAGACTCATCTAAGTGATGTGCGGGACTAATCTCTTCTGCATTATTATAGAAAGACCCAATCTCCTGATTAACGCCTTCAGGCATGGCAATTAATTCGTTCACAGATGTTAAATCCTTCGCTGTGTCTGGAAACATCTTCTTTAACTGGTTAAGGGTCAGATACTTACTTCTTGCTAAATAATTCCAATCCCGCGTATCTTGAGTCTTGGCTTCTGGATCAATATGCACATTCGCCCAAGATTCCCGCTTAATCTTTACTTCACCATCATAAAACTTCCCTGGCTCTACACATACATCTACCCAACCCCTGCCAGTAATAACACCATCCTTAAAAACACGACTAAATAAGTTTTGCAGTTTACGGTTACGATCTAAGTGATATAATAATGCCGTAGAAAGCATAGCTTCATTCTCATCATCAGACTCTACTGGTCTTGCCTTCCAAGATGAACGCCCCTGTCTTTCTACACCAGTAACCAGATTCACTTTAGGTAAGATGATGTTTAACTGTAAGGGTGGTCTGCCTTCTGCCCGCAATTTCTGTAAATCCGAATCTTCCCACTGACCAGTCCCAAAACTACCTGTATAAAATCTCATAGACTCTTCCGCAGACTTAAACCAGTCGGAGTCATTCATTACCATTGCTTCAAATACTTCGTGAATCTCTTTTATATTCATGCACTCATCCAACTATTGCGTTTAGGTTTAAAAAGTCCCCATAGTCCGTAGTCATCACTCTTTTCAGTAGGATTATCACTATCTTCAACATAATGAACTAAATATCTTAAACAGTCCATTGCGTGATCATTCTTTTTAACAGGTTCTTCAGGTAAATTTTTAGATTCAAAGCCGTGCTTGAGTTCTTTCCATTTATAATCAACGATTTCTTCTATTAAAGGTTTCATATTTAATTTGTTAAAAAACAACAACTTAGAGCGCATATTCTCATCCAATCTCAAATAAGTAGAAACTCTTTCAAACCCAGCACGCTTATCATTCCGCGCTTTTTCCCATTCAATGCCATATTCATACCACTCATCTGCAACACTGTTTCCATCACGCTCTGTTCGCACAATAGAAGGATCAGCAAGGAAAGTATAATTCACATTACGCTTTAATCTTCTCTCCACCTTTGGCACTAACATCTCTATCGTGTGTTCACTCACATAGATTAAATCATAAACATAAATTGTACCTTCTTCATCCGCTGCTGCAAATAAAATGGAACTCGGATTTCTGTAACCATAGTCATATACCACATAATGATTCCACCAATCAGGAATCTCAAAAGGCTTCACCACATGAGTCTCTTCCTTGAACTCTGGATAAACCAACCCCGCGAAATCATCCCAACTACAGTAAACATAACGGTTAACCCATTGATCTGGCATAGATAATAGATGCTTTACATAATCTGCTGGTAAATGGGGATTATCCGAGTGTAACTGCACTTCTGCATCCGTTTCTGGCGGGTCAAATCCAGGTTGCCAGGTCATAGTCTCAATTAACCTGTAACCACCCTTCTCCTTATTCTGCTTTTCCTTATCCTTCTTCCACCTTTTCCATACCCAATCATGCCCAGCAGGGTTACAAGTATGAAAACTACAACGCATGGCGTTCTTCCTACGCATCTGACCTGCTGCTGCTATAAATGTCTGCTCACTCATCTCTTCTATCTGATCAAAAGCAAACCAACCCAGGTTCATTGACTTAATACGCTGTATAGAGTCCCTGGAGTCATCTAACGCCATGTAAACAATCTTAGACCTGTTCTTAAAGATAATTTCTCGGTCTTGGGCGCGATGCTTCTGTATAAAACCCTGACCAAGATCGAGCAACTGGATTAATGTGGACTTCTTGAAAGAATCCAACACCTTTCTACCCATTAAACCCATATTTCCCTGAAAGCCCGCACTCTGATGGATAGCCTCCATACACATAGCTTCTGTCTTGCCAGTACCCAACGAACCAGCCATTACCTGATGTTTACTCCATCCAGTAAACAAATGATACTCTTCCTGATGATCTAATGGCGCAGTTATATTCCCTTCACCATCCCTATAAGATATATTTACATCCACTAAGCCTGACTCTTATACCATAATTCCCAATCTAACGGGAGTTTGCCATTCTTATCCAATTCAAATAACTCTAACGCAAATGTTGTTGCCTCTTCAGCTAAATTAGGCGATAAACCATACGATGTACGCAAAAACATAGAATATATGTCCCTGGGAGTCATGTAAACATTGCTTTTAATCGCGTCACGCTCTAAGCGATTTAGTTTATCTTCATCTTTTTTAATGCGGCTGCCCTATCCTTTGGAGAAGTTCCCGAAACCACTACATTCACCTGCGTATTCTGTTGACCAACCCGATCACGGTACTTGGCGGGGTTATGCGCCTTTAACTGGAAAATACGCTCAGTTACATTCCCAGGCTTGCCCGCCTGAGTGTAAGAGAGCTTTTCGAGTTCATCCAATCGTTCAGTCATAAATCCATCTTGTATTGCTTTGACCGCCTGCTGAAATGCAGGGTCTGCTTTCATTGCGAACCTAACTGACGCTGGGAAATAACCCATCTCCTTAGCTGCGGGAGTGATAAAACCGTTGTTGGCAACCAAATATGTCAAAAACTTGTTCTTCTTTGCAGTAAACCGAGTCTTTAAGCCAGTCTCCTCTTGATATTCTTTCAGGAAAGAACCCAGATATGGATTGTCCTGTACGTTTTTCGTAGCCTGCTTAATAACTTCGGTCTTTGTTTTCTTAGCTTTTGGCATATAAGTGTAACGAAAATATACACTTAGAGTTCCGATGAGTTCAACGCCACAATAAAAAAAGTCTTTTAGGTCATAAAATATGTCTGGGGTACATAATACACCCCCTGTCCATCTGCCGAAGCGTGTGTGGGGGGGGGTGGTCTGCTCGTCTCTCTCTCGCTCTCGTTACACCTTATTAATATTCCCCCCGATTTCCTATCTAATTAATGCCCCGTAAGTACAATAAAAACAGGTACTTAC